GGACACCCTAGGGTCCCCTCTCACTCTGCAGTGCAGAACCTAGGATAAGAAAATCTCTTATCCTATACTTGTAAGGTATGATTCTCATGACTCGTATTGATGAGGACCCATATAAGGTTACGACTCGGAAGCGTGTTATAGCTACCGATTTCGTACCTTGGGCCGCCGGCGTTCGTTACGATGGGATTTTTCCAAGTCCCATAGCTTATCGTTACGAAGGACCGCGTCTATACGATGCACAGATTACTGTGTCGGAAGGACACCCTTTCTGGTCCCAATTGAAGGACGTGAAAGGATTGAAGCCGGATATGGGCGGTGCTTTTTCAACAACTCGATGGAAATGTCTCGTGAACAAGACAGTCTTTACGTCTTCTTACGTTGACAATACATCGAGTCACCGCCTTTGGCAGAACGCTGGTAACTGGGTTAATAACATCAATCCAGATTATCCAGGCGCAACGTATGGTTGGGGTTATATTACCGACCATACTGATCCAGAGTCTCTGGAGTTGCGTTTTCCTGCCATGACTAGTAGTGATAATGAGCTACTGGCCATGGGTGCGACAGCTATTGCTCGCACCCTACCGACAACAAGTCCTGCAAGCTTGACCCAGTTCCTTGTTGAGGTGAAACGAGATGGTATCCCGTTTCGTTCTAAACTCAGCAAGGAGGAGCTCAAACGACTTTTGAAAGTCTTTGAGTCAAGGGGTAAGCACCAGCGTTCTGATAAGAAAGCTGGTGATTATTTCCTCGAAAACCAGTTTGGTCTGAGACCTTTTACCTCAGATCTCACTAGTTTCTCCCGAACCGCTCTAGGGACTATTTCTACCCTAGATTTCCTGATGAAAAATTCAGGAAAATTGGTTCGACGACAGTTTCGCTTTCCGCATGAGAATGTCTCCGGGTCAATCGGATTCCTTCCCAGTCCAAACCCTATCTTCGGCTTCAACACCGAAGGTAGTCAGTTTGTTTCTGATTATGGAATCCGGGAGACAGTGCGTAGAACATCGCGCAAGACCTGGTTCAGTGGGGCGTATAACATATACTTCCCCACTGATTTAGAACCAGTTTCTCGCTTGAAGGCTACGGCTGACAAGATGCGATGGGATTACGGACTGAATGTAGATTTCGCAACCCTGTGGAATCTAGCACCCTGGAGCTGGCTGCTCGACTGGGAAGTTAATCTCGGTGATGTCATTCAAAATATCACCGCGTTCCAGAACGATGCAGTTGTGTTGCATTATGGTTACGTCATGCAACAAACTAAGACGACGTACACCACCGGAAACACCGGTCGCTTTCGCGACGTAGGTACTAACGGAAGTGCCCTACCTGATTTTGAACTTCAGGTTCTCAAGAAGACTAGGGCACGTGCAACGCCTTACGGTTTTGGGAAGACTTTTGGGAGTTTGTCAAATTCCCAGAAGGCTATCCTCGCAGCTCTTGGGATCACCCGATTCTGAGGCTAGGGGAATCTGCTTTGCAGACTCGCCCTCCACCACAATCCTACCTGGCAAGGTAGGCAGAAAGGAGCGATGCCAGATGGCACTCGCCACTCCGCAGTCGGTCACTATCAACTCAGTGGCCATCTCTTTGCCGCGAACAGGCCAGAGTCTCAACTCTGGTGAGTTCACGTCAAACGATGGACTGGTGTCCGAGATCGCCTCCCATGACAAGGGAAAGCGTACTCGCCACCTGTTCAGGATCAACCACAACAAGATCGCGGCTGATCCCTTCCTGAGCACCGTCAACGCAAAGTACTCCATGAGTACTTATATCGTTGTTGATGTTCCCACCGTGGGTTACACGGTGGCTGAGCAGAAGCAGGTGGTCGACGGGTTCATCGCCCAGCTGACCGCTTCTTCAGGTGCCATCATCACCCAGCTTCTCGGAAACGAGAACTAGGTGGTGCGGCTGCCCTGACACGGCAGATCGACTGCTAGAGTTTCATTTGGCTATGGATTGTCCACCCAATTTGAAAGGGGAACAATGAAAAGCCTGATGTCGCTCACAAGTATCATGCTCAATGAATTGGGCATGAGATGCTGCACTAGCGTGGAACGTGATCTAAAAACAATCACGTCCCGTTTCGAACACGAAGGGCTATCTTTTCTTACGATAACCCTGCCTAGTTTTGGAAAAGATCTCCTAAAGAGTCTTGACCAAGGCTATGTTGGCTCCAACCAGTTCTCCGGATTTCGGAGGTCTGGGGGTCTCCCTGCGTTTCTTCAGGGTTTCCTTTGCCAGGTGTTCGAACGGTCTAGTGGAGAGTTGCTGCCAGAACCATGCATCGAATCTATTCGCGCAATCCGTCAGTTTTGTGGATTGTTCGAAAAGATCAACCTTCGGTGCTCTGAAAAACGAGTCCGAAAGGCGATGGATAGTTATGTGCAGTGTGAGTTGGAAGTCAGATGCGCCGATAGAAGACAAGATTTTGGGAGTTCTTCCCGATCCCTTGTCAGCTCTATTCGCACATCTTTCGCTATGCTCTTCGGCGATTCAATCAACCGGGTTAATCGAGATCTTCGATCAGCCAGGTACGATCGTTTCTTGCCCAAGCATGGACCCGGACGTACAGCGGACTGTCTGGTTGGTAACCAGAAGTACTACCAGTCTGTCTGGACCGTACGGCTCGAAGCGGTATTGCCTGCTGGCGAATTTGTTATTCCCAGTTGGCGTTGGTACCGTTCTCTTCGAGGAATTGACTTCCACGAACCTGGAACAGAACGACCCGTCAGGGTTGTGGATGTTCCTAAGTCGCTGAAAACCCCTAGAATAATCGCGATGGAACCGACATGTATGCAGTATGCACAACAGTCGGTTCTCCGTGCTATTCTGGACTCTTTCGATGAAGATCCATTCGTCAGAGAGCTTATCACTTTCCAAGACCAAACGCCTAACCAGCGGATGGCCCTTCAAGGATCGATTGATCAGTCGCTTGCGACTGTCGATCTCTCGGAGGCTAGTGATAGGGTTTCCAATCAGCTTGTTCGGTACCTGCTGGCTCCTTGGCCTGATTTTTCAGAGGCTGTGGATGCTTGTAGGTCTCGATCTGCTGATGTGCCTGGCCATGGCGTTGTACGTCTGGCCAAGTTCGCGTCTATGGGTTCAGCTCTTACGTTCCCGATTGAAACAATGGTGTTCTTAGCCGTTGTCTTCAACCGGTTTCGCGAGCTCAACTCTCACCTGCGGGGGAAGGCCCTTAAACAGGCCGTCCTCCGTCAAGTACGCGCCTACGGTGACGATTTGATCGTCCCCGTTGACATAGTGCGTCAGGTCATCGACGACCTCGAAGCTTTAGGCTCAAAGGTAAACGTCGACAAGACTTTCTTCACAGGTTCATTTAGAGAGTCTTGTGGGAAGGAGTACTATGCTGGCATCGACGTGTCAATCGTTCGATGCCGCTCGGTATTCCCTACCAGTCCTGACGATGCGAGTGAGGTTGTTGCCATGGTCGATTTCAGAAATCAGCTTTACAAAGCTGGCTTCAAGACCACTTGCCAATGGCTCGACAAGAAGATTTCCAAGATTCTTGGAATATTTCCTCTTCTTGCCCCAACCTCGTCAGGTCTAGGCAGGCATTCTTGCATTCCGCCCATTTTGTATCGGTCGGAAATCCGTGACAAGTCACGGAGCAAGAATGACTACCAACGTCCAGAAGTTCGGGCGTGGGTAGTGACAGCCCCTATTCCCAGAAACGGGATTGAAGGCTATCCTGCTCTAGTTAAATGTTTGACAACAGGATTTAATCCTGATGTCAAACACCTGAAGCATTCGGGTCGCCCGCGCGCCCTCAGCATCAAGAAGCGCTGGGTTTCAGTGACCTAACAGTCACTGAAACAAAGGAACCTCCTCCACGTGGTGGGGGAGGTCGGGCTTTG